GCGCAACTACGATGTCACCATCGAGCAGTTGATGATGAAGCACTTTCCGAATCTGGACGGCTGCCTGCACTTTGATGACGGCCTCAACAAGCACGGCCTGAACACGATGCCGATAGCGGGGAAGAAGCTGATCGACTCGTGGGGCTACATCTACCACCCCTCGTATCGTTCGGAGTTTTGCGATAACGAGTTCCAAGATGTGACTGAGAGGGATGGCAAATCGGTCAAGTCTCCGCTCTGCCTTTTCAAGCACGAGTGGGCAAAAACAGGGAAGGACGCCACATTCATTCGCAATAGCAATTTGTGGTGTGTGGACAAGCCGAACTACGAGCGGAGGAAGGCTGCTGGCTTCCCGAAATGAGCCCATTCGTTCTCAGCATCCTCATCTGCACCCTGCCAGAGCGTGCGATGTTTCTGCGTCGCCTGATGGCATCACTTGAAAAGCAGGCTCGCGGATTCCCAGTCGAAATCCTGACCGACAATCGCGGCAAGAATGTCTGCATCGGAGCCAAGCGGAACGCACTTATGAAGCGGGCCAGAGGGGAATACGTCGCCTTTGTGGATGATGACGACGAGGTGGCAGTGAATTACGTTCAGCTCGTCCTGCAAGCCCTCCGCTCAAAGCCGGACTGCGCCGAGCTGCGCGGTGAGATTACCACCGACGGGAAGAACCCGAAGCCGTTCATCCACACTGTCACCTGCCAGAAGTGGCACGAGAAGGATGGCGTCTATTGGAGGATGCCGAACCATTTGAATGCGATTCGCCTCGATCTGGCACTTCAAGCTGGATTCCCCGAGAAGAGCTTTGGGGAAGACCACGACTTCAGCAAGCGTGTTCAGCCCTTCTTGAAGACCCAGGGAGACATCCCGCAGACGATCTACTACTATCGCTATCGAAGTAAGAAACGCGCTTGACACCCGCCAAAGCTGGCGGTTAGATGGAACGCACCGGGCAGTCCATCTGACAAGCCTGCCCGGTGCTAACATCAACCAACATGCGCGAATGATTGACGCTGAAGAAACCCTTTCAGGAATGTCCCTCTAAGTCAATCAGCACTCCGCATCCTCAATGAAAAACGTAGTCTCGTATTCGCTGTTCTGGGCCGGAAAAGACGATCACGCCAAGCTCTACACGAACGGCCTTCGGGCCACTGTTCTCGCGCACCACAGCATCTATCCGGGCTGGGAGCTGCGTATCCACCACGACGGCACGCTGCATCTCGACAAGGATTCCGAGCGGCTGATTGCTTTTGCAGAACTCGGGTTGGTGAAGCTCGTTCATGTGAAGCCTGCGACGCGCATCTGTGAAGCGATGCTGTGGCGCATGTTGCCGGTGTTCGACCAGAGCGTTGGCTACACGCTTTGCCGCGACCTCGACTCGCTGGTGATTCCCCGCGAGCGGCTGATGACGGAGGACTTCATCAAGAGCGGTGCCGGGATGCACTGCATCAACGACCACCCGCAGCATGGGGCTCCCATTATGGGTGGAATGTGCTCCTTTAAGGGCGACATCTTCCGGCGTCTCACCGACAAGGATTCCTTCGAGCGGATGATTGCCGGGTTCTCACTCGACCGGCACGGGGACGATCAGGATTTGCTGATGACGCGCATCTGGCCGGTCATGCAGCATTCGCTCTGCGAGCATCGCATCTCGGGGCGTGAACAGACCCCCGGCGCGATGGCCAGCTTCAAATACACCAGCACGAAGGAGTCCGAAATCAAGGACATGACGGATGCGGTGCGAGATCGTGCCGACATGCTCATTCCGTTCCTCGGCGTTCCGGGGTTCGACTACAAGCGCGTCGAGGAGTTCTTTTTGAAAGAGGGTCATCCGCAGATTTCAAAGCTGGTCAATTCCATCCCGTGAACACGATTTTCAACTACAACTCAATCAGCATTGCCACGCTGGGGCGATTGAAAGCATACGCTTCGATGGCTTACTCCACAGAGCAGGGCATACAGCACACCTACCTTGCGGCTCGTGACATCGTGCAGCGCGGCATCCCCGGAGCCTTCGTGGAGTGCGGGGTGGCGAACGGCGCACAGGTTTGCTCGATGGCGGAAGCCAATGGTAAGTTCGCCCGCGAGTTCCACCTGTTCGATTCCTTCCAAGGCATCCCGATGGCTGGCCCGAACGACCACGACCAACCTGGCATTGGCAAGTTCGTGGTGGACCAGAACCTCCCTCTGCGCGAGCGGTTGGTGTCTAGCGGAATCAGCTCCAGCTCAGTGCAGAACGTGAAGAACAATCTTGCCAAGCACGGCTTCGGGGCTGGCTACAAGTTCCATGTCGGATGGTTTCAGGACACGGTGCCGGTCGTGGAGACTGGTCCGATTGCACTGCTCCGACTGGATGGCGACCTCTACGAATCCACGAAGGTCTGTCTTGAGCATCTCTTCCCGAAGATTGTTCCGGGTGGGGGGATGATTCTGGACGACTACCCTCTTCCCGGTTCCCGCAAGGCGTGGGAGGAATACTGCGAGCAGCACAAGTTGAACCTCGCGCCGATCATCGCCTGTGACACGGGCGCAGCCTACTTCCAACTGTGAGCATCGCCGTTGTCTATTTGGCTTCCCCGAGGGACTGGTCGCACCAAAAGTGGACTCGGTTGGAGTGCTTGCGGGCTTCATTGAAGCTGCTGCGGAAGTTCGCTCCGCCGTGGCCGGTCATCATCTTTCACGAGAACTATCGCAAGGAGGATGAAGAGTTTCTGCGAGCGGTTTATCCCGACATCACCTTTTCGCAGGTGGACTTCTCCACGCACATTCACCGCTACAAATCAGGCTACCGAGAGGCTCGTGTTGGAAGTTACGGATACGGTATGATGTGCCGCTTCTTCAGCGGGGTGATGCAGGTTCATCCGCTGCTGAATCCCTACACGCACTACATCCGGCTGGACGATGACTCCTACATCCAGAGCCCGATCACGCCTCAGATTGTTCAGCGCATCCTCTCCAACGACTACACCTATCGCTGCACCTTCGAGGACTACTCGCCATCGCTGTGGGATTACTCCATTGAGTTCATGCGGAAGAACGGTCTGCCAGTGGACCCGAAGCTGCGCACTATCGCGACGGCTCCCTACACCAACTACCATTCCAGCAGCATCCGGCTCTGGAAGCATCACGTCGTTCGGGAATACCTGCGGGGAATCGAGGAGCAAGACGGCTGTATCACGAAGGGGTGGGATGACGCCATCATTCAAGGTGTGATTGCCAAGATGATTTGCCCCGTGCTCGGCTATGGTGTTCATCTGGAGAACGGCTTCTGCTATCGCCATAATCAGCACTGCTCGCATCGCCCTGGGTATGGCCATTCAGAGCTGTGCTTGGACGGAAACGATGAGCACCACAAGGGCGACATCAACTACCAGTGGGGTCCACCGAAATCAATATGCTGACCAGGGTGATAGCGGTGACGCAGCTTGGGAACGGCGTCCACTCAAAGTTCGCCAAGCGGAACCTCCATGTCAGGAACACGCTGATTCCATCTCTCGCTCAAATCGGACTTTCAGCGGAAATCTTCCCAGCCATAATCGGTTCATCCGTGAAGGTGAGCAACGGAGCCGCGCTGCATGATTCGCTGGAGATTCCGCTTGGAGAAGGCTGCATCGGAAACCTGCTCTCAAACTATGAGCTTTGGAAGTTGAGCGTCCTCACCGGCCAGTCGGTGTTAATCCTTGAGGATGACGCCATCCTGCCGTCGCAGAACGCACAGTTTGTGGCCGATGCGATTCGGTCTTTTCAGCAGTCCCACCAAGATCAGCCGGACATTCTCTACCTGCTTTCGCAGTCACCATTCATCAAGGACACCTTCAAGCGATACGCTCCGAGTGAGCTGAAGGTGATAAACAGCAGCATCTCCCGGCTGATTCGCACCAGCGACCTCGCCTGCACGGCAGCTTACATGGTGACACCTTTCTCGGCTCGCCGCCTGATGGAGCGTATCACAAAGTCGAAGACGATTCCGACGGACGGCTACGTTCACACCGCACAGATGGATGGAGCGATTGGGATTGTCGTGCAAACGGACCCGACTAAGGGATTCATGCTGAACGAGAACTGGGCGGAGTGGAACCACAAGCATGATCCTTTGGTGAAGATGGAGCCGTCGTGAAAATCTCCCTCGCCACCCTCACCTACGCCCGCACGGGGATGCTGGAGGAAGCCATTGAGAGCTTTCTCCGGCAGGATTATCCCGGCAAGGAGATGGTGATCTACAACACCTACGAGCGGCAGCATTTGGTCTGCACTGCTCCCGGCGTGCGCGTTATCAATGCCTACTCAAGACCGGCCACCCTCGGGGAAACCCGAAACAAGTGCATCGAGAAGTGCGAGGGAGAGTTCATCCTCAACCTCGACGACGACGACATCATCCTGCCGGGATACCTCTCATGGCTGGCTTCCAGGCTGGAAGGCCGGGATTGGATTCGGCAGGACCGTCGCTTCTGCCTTCGCAACGGAAGAATCATCGGAATGGCGGAGCAAGCCACCAACCAGTCGCTTTTCAGGAAGTCGGCTTGGGCGTCTGTTGGTGGGTTCCCGCACGAGAACTCCGGGGAGGACAAGGGCTTCAGGCGGCTGCTGGCGAATCGGCATGGTGGAGCGCGGGTGGAATGCCGACCGGAGGACACCGGATTCCTCTACCGCTGGCATTCCAGCAACATCTCCCGCACGGGGCCAGACCGACCAGGGCAGCTCAATGGGATGCAGACCGTCAAACGTCTCGTGATGAAGGCCATGCCGAAACGCGGCAAGGTGACGCTGCATCCACGCTGGCAGCACGACTACTGGCAGCTCACGCGGGAATATCTGAAAGCGCATCCATGAACGCACTCACCCAACAATCTACCGTCGCAGAAGTGCTCGCCGAGATTGACCGCGAGCACGAGCAGATAGCTTCCGCCCTTGGGGAGTTGACCGGCGAGTGGGATGCCGAGCAGAAGGAACGCTACGAGGAGCTGGTGGAGGAACGTCTGGAGATGGTGGCTGCGAGGGATTACCTTTTGAGGAGGTGCAAGCAGTGATCTCCGTCTGCATCACCTGCCGGAACGATCAAGAGGAAACGAACGCCACGATTCGCTCCATCAGGGAGACGGCTGGCGACCTTCCTGAAGTGGTCGTGCTGGATGACGGCTCCGACAAGCCCCTCCAACTGGACGACAAGAACGTGGTGTTCAGGACCGTCCACGGGAGGGCCGGGGTAGGGCCAGCCCGCCACATCGCCGCCACGATGGCCAGCCGGAAGCATCTGCTCATCATAGATGCCCACATGCGCTTCGAGCCGGGGTGGTATGAGAAGGCTTTGGAGAGGTTGGAATCCAGCGACGACACCCTCTGGGGCTGCACCTGCATCCACATGACGGCGGGGAACATGGAGATCAAGCCGGATAGCCGGACCTACAACGGGGCTACCTTGAACTTCTTCGGGCCGAACAAGAACAGACCGAACCTGATGCAGTTCATTGAGCCGGTGTGGATTCCCCAAGCTCAACACCCCAAGAACAATGACGTGATACCGTGCGTTTTAGGAGCCGCTTACTTTATGCCCCGCAGCCTGTTCTTCCAGATTGGCGGCATGAGGATGCTCCGTCATTGGGGTTCCTCTGAACCTTACCTTTCGCTGAAAGTCTGGCTGGCTGGTGGGGAATGCAGGCAGATGACGGATGTTCGGATAGGCCACCAGTTCAGGACGGCTACCACCTACACCTACAAGTTCTCCGCCTCGCTCTACAACAAGCTGATGATTGCAGCTACGCTCTTCCCGGAGGACGCCACCAAGTTCATCGTGGAGAAGATGCGCCAACATGCGATGCCAGCGCAGGACTTCAAGATTGCGATGGACCTGTTCCGAAACGACCAGTCTAACATCGAGGTCGAAAGGGTCTTTGCGGAGCGGGTGTTCACGCGGTCGTTAGAGGAGTTTCTGGAGCGGTTTGGAATGCCGAGGTTTTGGACTTGAACGATAAAGGTTAAGCTCCATAGTAGGAGGCAGCATGTCGCTACCGCTGCCATCTGAATTCGAGGCACTCATCCCCGCCGATCCGAACAACCCCACCTGCGATGAGCTGCGTGCGTTGTTGGACCGCGAGACGGGCTTGCAGGCGTTGCTGTATCGGTGGTGGTCCTACTGGTTCAATGAGGATGGCACACTAACTGAGGATTTTACTGACCAAATCTGCAATGCGGGCTGCGGTGGAAGCAGCTCAAGTTCTACACCAACATGAGCTGTCCAATCCCTTCAGACTTCCAAGACCTGATCATCGATCAGAACGCTTCTGTGTGCGAGGCGCTCGGAAAGCTAGGTCCGGCATCACAGCTTTGGTTTGATGCTTACTCCTGCATCTACAAGAACAACCTTGAGTTCACTGAGGAGTTCCGAAACAAGATTTGTGCAACAGGATGCGGTGGCGGTGGTGGAGGAACTTCCACTTCAACAACTCAGGCCGGTTCTGGCCAGCAGGATTACAGCGCTGCTGGCTCTTATGAATTTGTGGTTCCCTCCGGCATCACCGAGCTGACCGTAATCGTGGTTGGCGGTGGCGGTGGCGGTGGTGGTCGTGGAAGCGCATTCCTACCTCCGACCCGAGTGTGCTCTGGTGGCGGATCTGGCGAAAAGCGCGTCCACACCTTTACGGTCGTTCCTTTGGAGGTAGTGAACATCACAGTAGGAAGTGGTGGCACGCAAGACGCAGTTACCGGAGATGGCTCCAGCGGAACTGCTTCCGGTGTCTTTTACGATACTGTCAGCGTGGTCGCAAACCCTGGAGGTGGTGGCCAGAATGAGAACTGCACCGCCGCACCGTTTGCCGGTGGCGCTGGCGGTAGCGGCGGTAGCGGCGGAACGGGAACCTCCGGCAATGCTGGTGGGGCATCCACTGCGGCTTGCGCAAGCGGTAGTGGTGGCGCATCTGTCGGACTGTCCGCTGGCGCTGGTTCGGCTGGCAGTATTGCTGATAATTCGCACCCAGGAAACGATGGTGCGGTTCGCATTACTTGGTAATGTCCACCACCCCATACAAAGGCATCATCCTGCGGCCTCTCCTTGGGCCGATGGACTCGCGCTCAAACCCGGAGGACGCCCCCGCGAACTCGTTCCGCTTCAAGCTGAACATGATGGTGGACGACAACGACAAGCTGGCCCGAGGCTACGGATGGGAGCGGCTGCTCGCAGATGCTTCTCCTTACGTCAATCAGGACGCGCACGACCAAGGAGACTGTTTCGACACCCAACCTCCCAGAGAGCCGATTACGATGCTCTATGAGGCCACCAACAACCTTGGAATCCGACGGTTGATCCGTGGTCAATCAAGCTCGCTCGCCATCCTGAGTGAGAGCACTGGTAATTGGACCTACATTGGACGCGGGTTCGGGGGTGGGACAACTGCCACCCAGCTCAGATGGTCCGTTGGGCAGGCTGGCAACACCATCATCTTCACGAACAACCGCGATAAGCCTCAGAGCTACTCCATCGGAACGCTTCCAGCAGGTTGCGGAGATTCGGCGGTCAACGAAATCGCCGACCTGAACACGCTAGACGTGACACAGGCAGCGGTCGCAGCCAGCTTCAACGGCTGCATTTTCCTGATGAACGTCGTTCAGGATGGAACGCGCTACACAAGCCGAGTCCGGTGGAGTGGTGTGAACAACCCGCTGACGTGGGTTCCTTCAGCAGCCACCGTAGCTAACTTCCAAGACCTCCCCTACACGGAGACAATCCTTGCAGCGCGGGAGCTTCAAGGGAACCTCATCATCTTCACCGACAAAAGCATCTATCGGTGCTTTGTGAACGGGGCTTCTTTCGGGTTTGCTCGCGTCTATACCGAGCCGACGAATCGGGACAAGTGCTTGGTCTATCCGCAGACCTTGGTAAGCGACGGCAACAACCTCTACTGGCTGGGTCGGGATGCGTTTTACCAATGGAACGTCTATCTGGCTGAACCTCAACAGCCCGAATGGCTGTGGCGCTCCTCGAATCTGGTCATCAACACCCTCGACACGAGCTGCTGCTCGGGACCAGTCGGGGAATACTGGCCGAACTTGAAGACAATCCTGTGGTCTTGGCCGAAAAGCGGTGAGGGCTGCCTCAACTTTCGCACCATCCAGGCGAATCTGCGGGTCAACACCGCTGACATCATTGACCACGGGTTCACCGTCTTCGCCAACTACCGCAGCGACCGTCGGCAGACGCTTGATGAGTGGCTCGATGAGTATTGCACCGACGATTTCCTCGGCCTCTGCGCCAACATCGGCGGGAAAACCATTGATGACTTCTGCGCGGAGTGCAATCAGCAGCAGCTTTTCATTGGAGCCTCCTCGCAAGACTACTCCATCAAGCAGCTCGGCACGAGTTACAGCCGTGAACGCTGCGAGAACGCTGCCACTGGCGAAGGTTCCTTCGATGCGCAGGGCAACTACGTCCCATTCGTCGGGGAATACGTCAATGACGGCTATTTCAGCATCGTTCGCGGGATGTTCCCGCTGGGGAACATGGACTACGAGAAGTCCATCCGGCAGTTCCTCATGGAGCCGACCGTTCAAGACCTTCTCGGCGACTCAAACTACTGGCGGCTACGCATCGGCACCAGCTATCAGGCGCGAGACGCCAATCCTTACCTAAAGCCGCTGGCTTTCGGCTACGAGACAGACGACTTCGCCCCGGAATGGCAGGCGGAGTTCACCACGGACGGAGATTCCTGCGAGGTGCTCTGGCACAAGATGACCGACAAGGAGATCCGCTGCCCCGACGACATGACGACTGCTCAATACTTGACTGCGAATGTCAGGCCGGTGAAGTCGGAGAACTGGATGTTCAACTACTGCGGACGGTTTCTCTACTTCGAGCTGTCGGTGATCGGGAAGAACGAGCTTGGTGAGGTGATTCCGCCCGTGGGTGCGGTGTTCACACTCAGTCGCTTTCAGGTGGATGCTCGGGTGATGGCCTCTTAATCCACTTCTCCAAACATCTGTTAAAAGTCTTCCTCGCAGCCGGTGACAGATGATTCAGCGGCTTTTCCGATACAGCCGCAGCCAGCAGGAACCGCCGCACCTTGAACGGCTTGAAGAGGTCCACGCAGGCAGCGTCGGCAAAAGCTCCACACACATCCACGTTCACGCCTTCCCATGAGGTCTTCACCGCCAGCCGCTCCACCATCCGCAAAGACAGCTTGGAACGATCCGCCAACTGCATCCGAGAAAGGGGTTTCCGCTCTACCTTCGCCATCGCGGCGACGATGAAGGGGGGAACTTCGTCAAGAACTTGTGGGAGGGTTGGCATCAGTTTGCCTGCGCATGGAACTTCTCCAGCGCGTTCATCTCATCGTCATTCAAGGTGATGGTCCCACCGGGAGCCGCATTGGCGAGCTTGGCGATGAACACCGAATCATCCACCGGGAGGTTCTCCACATGGCTCAACTCCGCGAGGCGCTCCTTCAAAGCTGGATTGAACTTCACGATGGCGTATCTCCGCGAGGCAGTGATGAAGGCGACGCTCCCATCAGCCAACTTTTCTTTGCACCCCTTGCACTCAGCCATCTTCAGCTCCGGCGCAGTGAACAGCTTGGTTCGCTCATACATCAGGCCGCAGATGGGGCACATCCGGGTGAACCTCTGCGCAGATGCCACAGCGCTCTTTTTCCCGCTGTTCACCTGCGCCTTCGCCATTGAGGGGAGGTCGCCCCAGAGTTTAGTTAGGCCGCGTGGCTTGTATGGGTCTTGCATAGACGTGCCGACCATCCGCCAAATCTGGCGGGCTGTCAAGCCGTCAATC